GGTCCACCCTGTCCCGCAGGCGAGCCAGGCTCGCCTCAGGCCCCTCCCGGTTCAGCAGGACCCCGGGCTGCATCTGCCGGTTGCAGCGGAGTATGTCCGCCATCTCGCGGTATTTCCCGTCCCCCCAGTGGGCCTGAATGTGGTCAAACAGGTCTAGGAAGGCGGCAAAGAGGTCCCCCTCCCGCTGCTCCAGCATCTCCCCCATCCGGCGCTCCAGCAGTGCGCCATAGGAGTCCATCAGGTGGCCGAACAGCTCCTCCTTGTCGGTGAAGTACATGTAAAAGCTGCCCCGCGGGATGCCGGCGGACCGGATAATCCGGTTCACCGAGGCACTCTCATAGGGAACGCGGGAGAACTCCTCCCTGGCAGCCCGAAGCAGGCGCTCCCGCTTCTCCGCCGGCAGATTGTAAAACGTCGCGCTGGGCATAGGGCACCTCCTCGCCTGACAAGCTGTCATAAGCTTAGACGACAAGTTGTCATATGTCAACGCCTCCGGCAAAAAATTCGCAGTTCGTTCATATTTTCCAGATAGGCTACCAGCATACCAGAATCCTATGTAAGACGCCATGAAGAGAAGATTAAAATTTTCTTAAATCTTACACCGTCTCTCTTCCGATCTGGCCCCTCTTCTGCTCATTTGGGACATGGCATCCTGTCGATTCTGCAACTTTTTTAGTCTCATCGTTATCACCAACAATTTGCCGTTAGTAACACAGCAAGCCCCCGCTCACCGAGCGGGGGCTTGGCTTATTTGTCTGTCGTATCCTGTTCTCCCAGCTTGTCCTCCGCACCGTCCAGTGTGCGAAATCACCCGATCCTGATCCCGATACTAGCCAGAAGATACCCTATCGCGCCCGTAATGATAGCCGCCACGACCGTCTCCCACCGCTTGGACGGCTTCTCTTTCAGGGCGTTCAGGTCCGCCGACATTGAGGACAGCCGGTCGATGATATTGCCGTACTGTGTGGTAACCGTGGCCATACCGCGCTCCAGCTCACCCAGCCGGTCATAGATTTTTTCGCGCGCAAGTGAGCTATGCTGCTTCTGTGCCTCTAACGCCCGCTCCAGTGCCTCCACGCGGGCGATGGACACACAATTTACCCCATTGATAGGGCAATCGTTTTCGGGCATACTCAGCCCTCCCTGTCGTCCTTTGGCTTGTGGTAGGTGAGGGCCTGTGCGCTGTCCCCCAGCCCTTTAGTGGTTGGGTCGGTGGTAACACCCACCAGGGCCAGCACACCAAATACGGCGGTGACCAGGGCGGTGAGCGCCTGCTGCCAGCTTCCGGCTTCGGCGGTGATGTCCACACCAAAGAGCTGTGCCATACCCACCGCAAACGCGCCGAGCACGCCGATGAGCCCCGTCCAGAACGCGGGGCTCTTCAGTCTGACTTTCCAGTTGATCATGTCATGTACCTTCCTTTCTCAACGCGAGGCCGCCCACTTGATGATGAGTGCCTGCACATTCTCGGCGGAGTAGTCCCCGCCCTTCCAGTAATCAGGGCTGTCGATAAGCCCAGCGGCAGCCAGCTTGTCCACGGCGGCATCCAGTTCGGACACACCGGTCGACTCACCCCGGCAGAGGGCCAGGAACGCCTCCCAGGCTCCGGGGGTGGCCCGGATGGTCTTGGGGCAGTCCTTGCCGTTCCAGTGGTTGTGCTGCACCACGTGGTCGATGTGGATGCCGTGCTCCTCCATGAGCAGCCTCACCAGCGCGGCCGCGTTGGCCTTGGCCGCCTCGAAGTCCCCTCCCGCGTTGACGCAGATCTCGACGCCGATGCTGGTGGCATTGCCCGGCCCGCTCTTGCCGTCCCCGGCGTGGTAGGCCGTCTCGGCGTCTGGCAGGTTTTGGACAATGGCGTGGTCGTCCACGCTGTAATGCCAGCTCACCAGGTCGCGCTCCCCGGCATCGCTGTCCAGGTAGGCAGCGTGGGCCGCGGCGTCGGCGCCCTTGGCCGCGTTGCCGGTCTCGTGGATGGTGATGTACTTGCAGGGATTGCTGCCTCCGGGCCGATTATCCGCCCCTGGGGCGATAAGGTGCGTCTGGATGGCGAGGCCCGTGTCCGTGACCCGCTGGGGGCCCTCCACGGCCTCCAGATAGGCCAGGGACACCCAGCCCTTATTCGTCCTGCCCCAGCCGTCCCGCTCCTCCAGCACGTCCACCACCGTGCCCATGGGGTACGCCCCCACCTTGCCGTAACCGGTGCCGGGGCCGCTTCGGATGTTGACGCCGATGCTGGGCGTCACGATGTACTTGCTCATAGGCTTGTCCTCCTGTTCCGGCGGTGCTTGGCCCGCCTGCTTGAGATACACGCAAATCCAGTTGTGCACCTTGCGGCTGGCGGTGATGCGCTCTCCGCCAAAGTCGCACTGGCTGGAGCCGCCCCCATCCAGCATGACGGCGGAGGCCCAGCCCAGCCCGGCCAGCTCGTCCCGCAGAGTTTCCGGCGTGGCTGCGTCTCCGGTCCCATCGCCAGAGCAATAGAGGGCCAGACTGCCACCACGCAGGCCAATGGCGCTGCGCCCCCGCTTGCCTCCCTGGGCTGATCCGTAGGAGGGCTTATCCACCGGCTTACCGGAGGAAATAAGGGCGGTTACCGCGATAAAGTTGGCCGCTCCCTCGTACCCGGAGGTCATGTGGATGTCCGGGCCCTTGTCCCAGGCGTAGCCCATCGGACGCCAGGGCGTGCCGGAGAGCATCGCCCCGCCCACCTTAAGCAGCGGGCAGGGGGTGCCGTCTGGGTTCCACATGCCGCCATTGAGCACGTAATGAGCCTTTGTTTCAGCCTTGACCTGAGAGAGCGTCTTGCGGCAGTTGGTGACTCTCAGCTCAATCCGCTCCACGGACGAGAGCGGGATGTATGTAATGAGCTTACTCATTTGATTCACATCCTTTTATCCAGCGATCCCGCTGTTGATTACTGTTCCGGGGCCAGTAGCCCGGCCAGCTCCTGGTACTCCTCCGGGGTGAGCCGGTCGGCGGCGAGATAGACATCCATCTTGTCCTGGAGGCCGTCGGTGCGGCCCCGGTCAATAAGCAGCTTGCAGAGATTAAATACCGTGTTCATGTCCTTCCCCTTCCTCAAACAGCATTGGTGGTGATTTCCAACATACAAAGTCGTTCCTCGTGCTCGGCCAGCATGTCCAGAGTGATGTCCTCTGCGGTGGGCGGTTGGGGCTCCGGCTCCGGCTCTGGAGGCCGCTCAGTAGGCGTGATACCCACCAGCCTGCCCTCCTCAATCTGGAGGTCACACCAGCCATAGGTCGCCCACACCGCGTCATGGAGGTGGGCGGGCACCTCTATGTAGCCCTCCAGCCAGCAGGCGCGCCGCCCGCTCTGGCTCTGGATCGGGTGCTGGCCGGTCTCCAGAGGGTCTATTTGGATAATGGTCATATATGCCGCCTCCTCACAAAATCGCAGTGTAGTGATAAGTTATACCATTGCCATTTAATTGCGCATATTGAGTATAGCTGGCATCGCTTGAACTAGGACTTGTCCACCAAGATACTTCATTGCCAGACCATGTTATAGTCGCATCATTCGTGTTTTTTGCACTTGATGCGTATGTCATACCTAACGTTGATACATAGTCACTTACGCCTGAATACATGACCGCCATTCCGTTACGCACAAAGGAATTATTGGATTCTCTTAAAGCGCCCGAAATAAAGATAACTTTTGGCTGAGATGGGAACACGAGTCTATTCCGGTTGCCAGAACCATATGTCCCCGTCCCAACATAACTGCCCGTAACTATTTTTGTGCCTACAGGCCTTTCCTTGCTCCAAACCTGGAGCACCCCGGCCAGCACACCCGCACCGTACACGCCTGGGCTGTCAACGACCTGTCCCTCCGTCACCCAGTCCGCCGCTACGGTGCCGGAGTAGATGACCTCGATACTCTGTCCGGCTGTGCCGCTCTTGAGGGCGATGGCGTCCTGGCTACCGTCGATAAAGCTGCCCGCAATCTGGTTGCCGGAGACGGTCAGAATGGTGGTGGTGCCGTAGTTTCCGCTCCCTGCGCTTTGGTATGCAACAATCATCCGGTCATTGGAGATGCGTGCTGTACTTATATAGTTTGCATATCCAACTGGAGAAAACGAATATGGCTCA